ATTCGGGCTGCCTATTTCACCCTCTTTGAACGATGGGCGCCCACGGATGAACTGGATCTCGAAACGAAGGATGCCAATTTGGCAGGTCTCCTCTTTCATCAGAATCTCCCCTTGTATTTGCAGAAGGCTCCCTTTGAACTCTATGAGCGCATTCTAGAATACATTCGCTGGTCCGATCGCGCCGACTTCTGGGCCTTCTTCCATCAGTGCTGGAATCTACTGCCGCTCTCGTATCACTTGAAGCTCAAGTATCCGAACCATATTCTCCAGAAATATCCCAAACCTGATACTATTCCGGGCCTGAATGACCTTGTCTATACGCAGGTTCTCACGAAACAATCGGCCCTCTTTAATTCGTGGAAGGAGATGAATCGTGTCTCCAATGAAGAACGAGTACCCTTTCGATGCATTGCCCAATGGGCGACGTATCAAACGGGGAAATTGAAGGAGACCCTTGGTCTGCCTCTTGTGCCTCTTGTGCATCTTGTGCCTCTTGCACCAATCACGAATCAAGCGCTGCCACTAACTGCACCACCTGCTTTGGTCCCAGGGACCCCACCCTCTGCATCGAATGAATCAGTATCTGTTCCCGTTCGTAAGAAGGTACAGCGTAAAAAAGAAGTAAATGCGTTGCTTTTAGCGTAAGGCCACGTATTAAATCAATATTCGAAATAAAAAGCACCTTTGTATTTCCATTATTGAAATTAGCCACCGTTTTTATAAATCGAGGTAATGACGAATCCAAATAATCGCACGAGATTCCTATTTCCTCGAACTTGGATTGCATCTGGTAATAGGTGTTCTCATAGGTCGTATAGATCAAGAAAGAACTGCTGCTATCACACGCCTGACGTATATACTGTAGACACGTTTCCTGCTTTGTTAGTTGCAAAAACGTATTCATTGATGCATCTGTGGTTAGAAGCGGATGAAGATTGGTCAAGGCGAGACTATTTCTACACGTCGGACATTGACCGCTCATAATGAGTTGGCGAAGAATACACGCAGCACAAAAGACATTCATACAACACGGCAACATCACCTTATGTTCAGGCTGCTCTAAGCAGATCGAGCAGTCATCTGCCACCTTGGAATCAATCAAGTCCGATTTCCCATAGAGCGCCTTCATTCTATCCGTTGTCAAAGCGGTCATATTAAGCGCCCCCATTATCATCGGCATTCGTTCGTGGGTCAAACCACTGTAATTTGTTCCAAGAATGGAGGGAGGCAAATTCAATAATGTATAGTGCTGCCGACACTGAATTTGCTCAGTTTGAAGAGACGGATAGGGATATTGGCCCCCTGTTCTTAAAACAAGGAGGTGGCGATAGGGATGATTCCAAGGAATGAGTTGACGATAAAAGGAACTGGATTCTGTGGAACAGTAATAGGTTGTATTTTGTGAAAGATCTGAAACAGACTGAAGATTGAGCTGCTGATTACGAAATTGCAGGGAGAGCCAATTGGATGTAATCAGCCACAAAAAATCAAAGGTCGGTATTCCATCATTTGGACTAAAATAGATACTAGTTGCCTCATCGATGCAGAGATTCTTCCAGACAATACGATTCTGCTGTGTATAGGTATAGACATCCTTCCAGACCCTACTCGTTGTCAAAATGAGATCACTGGCCAGAAGAGACGCATAGGTTGTACTGTTTCGAAGGACACGTCGATTCCCTATTACAAAGGCGCGGAGGCGCGTATGCTGTTCAATCTCGTGCTGCCACTGTTGAAGGAGAGTCGGAGGAACAATAATGACATTAATGGCAGAACAGTCTCGCCTAGATCGCATTGTGTAGGATGTAAAGAGGCGATTGGAGGCCGTATTTAATTCCCCATCAAAGGGGAAGGAAGACTCCTGCAGTCCCAAATAGCCGAGGACAGAAAGCGCCTTTCCTGTGCCAGGAGGATCCGCTACAATGCCCACCTTTCCGTGTATATATTCATTTTCGTGATAAAATCCGTGGGTCATTTGTGTCTTATGGCATACCATAGACTGAATCATTTGAAGTTGATGAGGATAAGGGTCTATTCTAAGATGCGCTAAGCTTCCTTTTATATCAGGATGAATATCATTCTGATAACGAATTGAATTGCGTAATACTTCGCGAACAAGGGTTTCTTCCATAACTCTAGTCTTAGGGGTCTATTTAGGTTCTCTTAGCAAGTAGCAAAGAAATCACGAAGCGTCTTGTCCTTAATAAAGGTTTTAAGAGACATTTCCGTATCCTTTAGCAATGGATTATTTCCATTTCGTAGATTGTTCTTATCAAAGGTATTGTCCGCGTGGCACATTACCAGGATGCACTTGAAGGGATCGAGTTGAATCATCGGATTCTTGTAGTCATCCAAGAAGGACTTTTCCTCTGCGTGAGTCTGCTTCTCATCATAGCGATGCGTCAACATATAGGCGCGCCGATAGGCCATTGTGCCATTGGTGCAGTGATTGGGATTATAAGGTCCTGCCTTAATGATCTTTCCGTCGGTTCTGAAATATAGATACATTTCGGAAGACCCTGCGAGTTGCATACGCGGCTGCTGCGTAAACTTGAGAACTACGTGACTCACGCGATCAGGAGGATAATAGTCATCATCGTCCATCGCCACCATAATATCACCCTTGGCCGTATCATTGAGTAGATTGCGCTTCTGTCCAATCAGCAGCTTCTCCTCTAAAGGGATATACTTGATATTGGGGATTGTCTTAGCAGCCTCGGCAAAAAGGTCACCCACCTTATCAGATCCATCGTCAATGATAATCCACTCCATACGATCCTTTGGATAGATCTGTGCCTTATACATTGCAATAGCGGCAGGAATGAACTTGCGGCGATTGTAAGTGGGCGTCAGGACAGACACAAATGGCTTCATTCTAGAAATCTACTGATATGACCGTTTAGGTTAGACAGATGCGCCTGGTTTACTAGTTGCTTCAGGATTACCTGTTGCCAATGGCTTGCCAGTTGCTGATGAACCAGGCTTACCTGTGACTGCAGGCTTACCTGTGACTACAGGCTTGCCAAGCGTCTGAATATGTTCCTTTGTTTTTACTCCCGCTGCCTTAGAAATTGCAGTCGTAATATGTTGTTCAATTGCATCCCGTTCTGCCTGTCCATCATCCTTCTCCTCTTTCTTTGGTTCCTTAATCTCTGCCTTCAAGAAGGATTTATTTAAATCATCCATATATGTATTAAATGTTTCAATTAATCCTGGAAATTTGTAGATTGGGGATCGGCTAAATGTAGGAAAATCAGGAATGAGAGAATCCAAACGCATTTTATGCACTGCCTCATCTTTCTTAAAAAAATGATAGGCATCACTCGTATCATCCGCTCCCTTTGGAAAATAGGAGAATGGATTTAGAAAGTCAAATTGCCCTCCCCGTGATGTCATAATTGGGAGAAATGCATAATGCGGAGGAAGCAAGGGATGGGGTTCTGTCGGCTTATCTCTAAAATTCAAATATCCATTGTATAAGGCCATTCCAATATAATAGATAGCAAGTGGATATACCACCGTTTGTGTATAGGATCCTAAAAAGACAACAAAGCAAAAGGTAAAGAGGCGAATGGTCCAGTGAGAAAATATGAGGTCATTTGTAATAAAACTGGCTAGCAAAAGCACTAAAAGATAGTAGAATAATACAAGGACTAAATTAAGTATGGTAGTTCCATTAGGATTTATAATAACTGCAAAAATGGCATTTATAATTCCTGGCGGGGTATCCCCCCCCTTTCCATCCTCTCCTACAACATCCCCCTCTCCTGTTCCATCCTCTCCTGTTCCATCTTCCTCTCCATCATCAAAGGACTCCTTCTTATTTCCAGAGGAATCGGCGGGCTTTGAACCAAAGAAGGATGTAAACCCAGCCACCGATTGAAACAGGGATGAATCTCTCGGATCGAGTTGTTTTATATATTCGATAGCCGTATGTATAATAGGGGTCACAGTATTCATTATCCTCTACCGTTAAGAATGAAATTAAGACTCCACTTAAGCCTCCGCCTTAATTTCATTCTTAACACTAGTGCTACTATAAAAGTAAGCCCTCTGCATTAATGCAGAGGGCTTACTTTTATAATAGGCTGTACCGTTAAGGAGACAAATTACAATGCATATTTCAATCCTCCCAAGCCACTGCTGATCGTCACCCAATTGATATTTTCAACATAGATCGTAAAATTATAAGAGTACTGTGTATCTGCGAGCAACGGATAGGGGTTCAAGTCGACTTGCAAGAGTCGAATCCGACTCGAATTGAGCGACCCATCGGGCTGGGTTCCAGGTGTATGGAGACCAAAGGGATAGACCACTAGATTTGGATCGGGCCGCCCCGTCAGATACTTCCAGGCCACCACATCCGTATAATACTGAATGGGCTTCTCCTCCTGCAACTCATTTCCGTCACCCAGAATCCGTAGAGTCCGAAGAATGGGCTGCTGCCCAGCCACTTGCACGAGGCGACCTGTGGCCTCTGCAAAGACAACATACGGTGGATACTTGGTTGCAGGGGCATAATAAGGGGCTTTTGATGTAAGCCAATTAGTCCAATTGGCCACATCATTTCGATAGGTCAGGGAATCGGATCGACTTGGTATAATGAACATTCGATTAATAGGGTTGTGGGTGCGCAGCTCTGCAAATTGCCGATTGAGGAGCCCATTAAACGTATAGGTGGTGACTTGGCGAACGACATACTGAAGGGGCGTCGAGGCAAATTGGGTACGCTCCTCATCCGTTAAATAGATATAGGTGGATTGGATGCGAGGATGGAGAGGCCACGTAGCTATAAGAGGGGGCGGAACAGTCCAGTCCGTTAAGAAGAGTCCTATGTTATCATAGGGTGAATTGGATTGCACATAGGAGGGATTGGTGGGTTCTGAAGAGGGCGGAGCAACCTGTGTATAGCCGGGAGCCACCGTTTTACCGTTCGTATCGAGCAACTGATAGAGTTGATTAATGGGGTTAAAGATGATCTGCACTTCACACTCTTGGTATTGCATAGAGAGCAGAGGAAGAGCATTAAAGGTGGCTTCCGTAAACCAGAAGGGGAGAGGGATCATCAGTTCGCGCCCAAAAATAGAGGGACGATTCACATTGCCCCCCGAGGGATCGGGATAGACAAGGGGGTATCCTGCTCCTGAGCTGCCCCCTGCATACAGGCCCGCTGCAGGATCATAGAATTCGGGGACATCTCCCACAAGTCTGCGCCACTTCTGAAAGTCTGTATTTCTGAGATCTGCCTGGGCCTTGGCAATCATATAGGTCCCGTCGAATTCCTGGATCTTTTGACCGCCAATATAGAATCCGACCTGCTGAATGAGTTGGCAGCCGAGATAGCGAGTCCAATTAAAATTTAGCTGAGAATTACGATTCACGGTTGGATTATTCAAATCCAACCATTTACAGTAGATGTCGGGAATATTCACAACAAGGTACATATCACGGACAAGATCGGCGACGCGCTGGATTTTGAATCGGACCTGGATGGGTTGGTCGATGGATAATTCTTGGACACCGTCCATTGTCTGAGTCACAGATTCCTCGGAGAAATGGGTGTATTTTTTGTAGTTTTTGTAGAAGTAGGTGAAGTCTGGGTTGCCGCTTAAGAGCACATTTTGTGCTCCGTAGGCAACAAGAACATAGAGACCTCCCCCTGGCATAGCTAATTTTGCTATAGTATATTCTCTTTAAGAACTGTAACCCGACAAGGTTACAGTTCTTAAAGATCTTTGGGGGCTTTAACCCTTTGGGTTAAAGTCCTTAAAGATCTTTGCAAACTTTAATGGCTTCGCCATTAAAGTTTATTGGGTAAAATCGGCGCTCCACCAGTTATCCGCCAAATAGTTGGTGGCCTTACCTGCCTCTCCCCCTGTATCCAGTGTAGAGGAGGGCCCTTCATTCATTAATGAATTAATCTCTGAATAGCTCAAAGCATAGTTAAAATAGAGCAGTTTACTGAGCATTCCCTCGCAGACTCCTGTGATATTAAAATTAGTATCCCCATTCAGACTGGCAATCGTCGTAGGCATAGTCGGCTTGCGACTCGAAAAGGCATACAAATCCCCATAATTCTGGTAGGGGGGAGATACATTGAATCCTAGACGGCTGACAATATTGCCATTCACATAGACCTCTAAGTGCATAGAGCGGCAGACAATGACCACGTGGCACCATTTTCCAATAGGAAAGTTAGTGACGTCAACACTGTTATTCCAAGTATCATAGGAATTCATGTAGATGCGCATTGTGTTAGTATTATTGTACATATAGACACCGGGGCCTAGTAATGGGAACTGACTAGGGCTGCCCTTGTGAAAGATATGTTTTAGACCCGATGTTGCAGTTCCATTAAAGGCCTGTTGAGGAACATTAAGAAAGAAACTGTAACTAAATTCTAATCCTGTGGCCTCATTCATAGACTGAGTAATTGTCTTGTCATTAGATATATTAGGATTCTGAATAAGCTGCTTTGTACGTGCATTCATTTGATAGCTAATCGGAAGTAGTGTTACACGATTCTTCTCTAGCCGGTTAATATAGTTGTAAAGGAATTCAAAAGAACCAAGTGCAAGGTATAAGACGGCAACCGCCACAAGGCCAATTACAATATCTTTTACAAGACTAGACGATCCGCCACTGTTAAAGGATGTCATCGATGCATTCATCTTTCTCTACCAATAAGAGCGATATTCTGAAACGAAACTATCTAGTAGGCCCTCGCAGGACTGAAAAAGGAGGTTATATACTGCAAGAAAGTTGTGGTAGGTTCGGGGCCGGCCATATAGTTTTGATAAACAATGTCGGGGCTGAGCGCCTGGCCATACATCTGTGTCGTAGAGATGTAGCCGCCGAAGCCTCCATTATCCAACATCTTCAATGTATAGTCAGTGTCCACATTGTAGTAGTTATCAAGGACACAAGAACGTACCAATTTACCGTCCAAATAGACATCACACGACATTCCATTCACACTTACTACTATATTGACCCATCGCTGCATATCAATCTGCAATACATCACATTCATTTTTATTAGCAGTTAAATCACTTATTGTTTCAGGAGGAGCTGTTGAAGTTTGAGTTGAGAATACAGTAGCTGCAGAGGTTGCTCCTGAACCCGTATTCAGAAGGCCAAGGGTTGATGTATTGGCTACAGTGCCAGCAGGTGTACTTGTACTAGATGATGTCCCAGTGCTTAATGGCTGGGAGGTATCCAAGCGAATGATCAGTTGAGGAGCTTTGGCCCCTAAGTAGATGCGAATTGTGTCACGAGTATTACCACCAATACGTAAAATAGATTTATTAGTGCCATTCTTATAGCCCCAATTGGTTATATTTATCCACGTTGAAATGGCAAATTCACCACCTACATAGAGGGGAGGGAGATCTCTGGCAGAAAGGGTAGGTATAGTGATAGATTCATTCGCCTTCAGCTTTTCTGAAAGAATGACAGCGGCCGACAGAGAAGATCCAAAGAGGTAGATGTACAAATAGTACAGGCCAATTAATCCTAAGATAATAAAGATTACTTTTACAGCCATAGATCCAGTCCCTTCCATAATTCTGTCATTAGCCAATATTAAAATTAGCACTAGTGTTAAGAATGAAATTAAGCCCTCTCCAAAGGAGGAGGCGTAATTAGATTCTTAACAGTACATTTTAATGAATACGAATCTAACGATTCTTAACTATAAGGGGTGCTCCAGGCCTGCAGCCGATTCGGTGGTGGTTTTGTGGCAGGATCACACGGAATACCGGGAACGCATAGTGTTTGTAAACTGGGAAGCTCAATTGGCACAGGAAATGGCAGAGGAATGGGGGGCGCTCCCGTCGTATCAACATATTTTGATCGGAGAATTGCAACATCACGCGGCGGCATACGATAATCGACCGCAAACAGATGAACTGCTGATCCCAAAAACCGGCTCGGGGAGGTTGCGGACGCTGGATTGGCCCCCACCTGAAACTGATTTTGTACGCCCGTATTGGGGAATGCGTCCAAGCGATGGCTTGCAACGATTTTATCATTGTAAAGGATATCATATCGTCGCCCCTCTCGTAAAATCGCAATAAAGACCCATTTCTGAGCCGGTAAGGAGGGAAGCGCAATGATCTCTGTTTTCCCTCCTTGTGTTGCAATGAGAAGCCGTGCAGTACTATCCATCGTAGATACATTGGCAGGAGCCAACTGAAACTCCATAGAACCATAGATGCCAAAGAGGGTTGTAAAGTTCTGTGTTTTTGAAGTAGCCAGCTGATTTGTGCGATCACCAAATGTCACATTGAAGAGGCCTGCTGCAGTGGATCCACTTCCTGATAGGAGAAGTTTATAGGCCTGATTCGATGCAAGGGGATAGGTTGCTTTTGACAGAGATACTGGTTTTGGCATATAGTCAGTTAGTCCGGGATCAGAACTACTGTTTCTGTACAGCAAAATACCCAGAATTGCCAGCATAACTAGAAAGATTACCAATGGCCAAAATAGTGTAGGTGAAATTCCCAGCATTTCAGGAAGAGAAAACATACTGTAACTAGTATTCATTAATCCGAATTCCATAACCCTGTTAGTACCGCCTAATATAAATTTAAGTCCCCCCCATAGTGGGTGGGGACTTAAATTTATAGTAGCACTAGTGTTAAGAATTCAATTACGCCTCTTTTTAAAAGAGGCGTAATTAGATTCTTAACGGTACCGCCTAAAATTTTAAAAAAAAGATGCAATTAATCCCTGTGAATTAATTGCAGAAGGTCCCAGTGATTCAAGTGCGTTTACTGTATTCTGTGTATTGCGAATTCCCCTCAATGTGTTCATTGAAGATACATCAAGACCTGATAAATTTGGCATAAGAGACCCCTGATCATCTACTATACTTCCTGTTCCACACATTCCCGCTGAGGAATTTAATGTATCCGTTGCAGGGACAAATGGCATTAGAGGGGGTTCTGCATATTTCATAACAGAGGGGATGACCTCGTGGGCCCATAAGAGAAGATTGCCTACACGAGCCATCTGATTCATCGAAGATCCTTGAGGGCCCTGAAAGGTTGGCATTGCCACTGTAGGTAATCCTGCTGTAACTGTTCGTGTTTTTACCAGCTTTCCATTCATATAGACTTCAAAGGCATTATCCATTACAACAACTCCTATGCGAAAAGGTCGTTGTGTCGGGACATTCTTGATAACTAAATTTTCAGGAATACCATTTGCATTCATAACGGATACCTGTAGATCATTTGTATCTGGAAGAAGACCAATTGCAACATTATATCCAGTAATTACAGATGCAATTGATCCATCCGTGGCAGGATTTGTAGCAGAACGTCCGCCCCTATTAAAGATCAGACGAAACCCTTTTGTAGTTGAATTTGCTGGGACATAGTTAAAGATAAGAGGATTCATAATACAGATATCAAGGGACATTGACCATCCAGATTTCAGTCCTGCACTATTTACAGCACAGTTGCTAAAATCGATAACAGAATTGTCTTTTGGATCTGGAATCCAAAATGTTTCATTGTCTTTTAGGAAGGGAATGCGAATGAGACCAGGGCCGCCAGGTTGTAACTGAAAGATGGGCATAATAGTATAATGTACAAACAGAAGAAGGACAATTGCGATGAGTAGGATGGCAACAGTATATCCTATGACTCCTGATGCTCCCATTGTGCTGGTATCAAACATATCATATGCGGATGCCGTATAACCACTGTAGGAGGAAGAGGATGGTGTTTGACCAAACATATCCATTGTATACTGCATCGTAGAACTCTGCATAAACAATAGAAATTGAAGATAAAGTTTAAAGAGTATTAGCTTATCTTTTAAACTTTATTAAACAATAAGAGCTAATGCATAATCGATAGTCGGCTTTAGCCGACTATCTATCATTTAACTCTGAGGGTTGGATGAAGAGTCCAACCCTCTTACCAGTAAATAGTATCTGGGTCCTAGGACCCAGATACTATTTACTGGTAAGAGGGTTGGACTCTTC